TCAGTTTAAATATCAGAGACACTACACTATTAATAGAGATATTACTGCGGTAACAGGTAGACCATTGGATCAAAAAGTTAAAGTTGTTAATGGTGGTACATCTACTGGACCAATTCCAATAGAAGTAATTCCATTTGAAAATTGATTTTTCAATTCCATGAAAGTGGGAAAATTTTTCCTGCTCATTTTTGCGTCAAAAAGTCGCACTAAATATTAATATGATATGATCTAAACATAATGGCATTACCACAAGTTGTGCTTCCAACCTATGAGTTGGAAATTCCGTCTAATGGCAAAAAAATTAAATATCGTCCATTTGTAGTAAAAGAAGAAAAACTACTTCTTTTGGCATTAGAGTCACAAGATTCAAAGCAAATTGAGAATGCGGTAAAACAATTATTGAAAGGTTGTATTCAAACTAGAGTAAAAATAGAGGATTTGGCAATTTTTGATTTGGAATATATTTTCCTTCAAATTCGTGCTGTGTCTATTGGTGAAGTTGTGGAAATGACTATTACATGCCAAGATGATGGAACCACAAAAGTTCGTTATAATCTTAATTTGTTAGAAGTTCAGGTTCAAAAACCAGAAGGACATTCTAATAAAATTATGCTTACTGATGATATGGGAATTGTGATGAAATATCCAAAATTTGATACTTTTGTTGCTGGATCTATTATTGGGACACAACCAACTGCTGATTCTGTAGTTGATATCATTTCTGGTTGTATTGATCAAATTTTTGATGGTGAAGACGTATATGATAGTTCTACTACTTCAAAAAAAGAATTTGGTCAATTTTTAGAAAATCTTACTAATAGTCAATTTGAAAAAATTCAAAAATTCTTTGAATCTGCTCCTAAACTAGAGCACACCGTAAAAGTACAAAATCCAAATACTGGTGTTGAGAATGAGGTCGTATTTTCGGGGTTATCCAGTTTTTTCGGATAGCACTCTTCCATAATACTTTGGAGGGGTACTACAAAACTAACTTTGCTTTGATGCAGCATCATAAATATAGTTTAAGTGATGTTGAAAATATGATGCCGTTTGAGAGGCAAGTATATGTTTCTCTATTGATGCAACACTTGGAACAAGTTAAACAACAAAACGAAGCCGCCGCTAAACAACGATAATGGCACACGGATTTTTAAACCCAACAGATTTAAGAACCGAGAGAAATTTTCTCGGTAATATTGCTAGTGCTATTGGTGATAGAGTAGGAAGATCTTCAAACATGGCTCGCAAAGAGCGTGCTTTTGCTTCAAAAAAAGCAGAAGATGGTGGTACATCGTTAGAAGAAGCAGGAATTGGTAAAGGATATTTCTTTAAGAGAGCATTAGGATCTAGTTTTGGTGGGGATAGAATTGCCAGAACTAGAGGTAGATTTGAATCAGATCCTGGTCCTGGTAGAGATCCTACAGGATCTCAGGCATCTCGCTTTCGTGGTGGGTTTGATTATAATGTTTCAAATGAAATTTTTGGTAGTGCCGGTGATGTTGGTGGGGCATTATCGGCACTTAGTGGGGGAGGACTTGCTGCTGGTGGTGGTGTCGGTGTCGCTCAAAAACTGTTGGAAGCAGGACCACAAGCAATTAATCCTGAAGTTCTTGGTGGAGAAGTTGCCAAATATCAAGGAACTAAAACTAATGCTGCTGGATTTAGTGTTGATACTACAGCAACAGAAATTAAAGACATTGCTGGTATTCTGAATCAAATTGGGCAGATAATTGTTAGATCTAATAATACTACTGTTCAAGCAATTGATAGTGTACAGAGAATAAATGTAAAAGTAGTTGATAGTGTTCAAAGTTTAGGGCAACTTCAAGTTGGTATTGCGGAGCGTCAATTACAACAGCAAATGCTGCTTGCTTCAAATGCAGAAAATACACAAGAAAAAATTGCTGCCAGACAATTATCTGCTTCTGAAAAATCAAATATGGCGCAGCAGCGTAAGTCTAGTGGAAATCTAGATCCCGAAGGATCTGGTTTTGAAGGTCCTCAAGGTGGAATTCTTGGTAACATGCTTGGTGGCATGGGAAATCTTTTAGATACTGGATTGAGTATGCTTGGTGGTGGTCGCCGTGGTCGCCGTCGTGGTCTTGGTAGAATGAGTCGTGCTGGCAGAAAAGCACAAAGAGCATCAGGATTATCTACTGCTAATGCCGGAGGCGTTGGTATCCGTGGAATGAATTTCCGCAACAACGGTATGACTGGTAGTAAGTTATCTACTAACAGAATTCTTGCTGGCACTGCTGGTCCAGACTCGCTTGGTACAGCACAAAATGATATAACAAAGAGATACGCTCAAAGATATGGTCAGAAAGCTGCCATGAAACGCTTTGGCGCAGAAGGTTTGGAAGCAGCAGGAATGGGTCTTGCTAAAGGAGCAAGAGTGATGAAATTCTTGAGTCCGGTATTAAAGAGAGTTCCTATAGTTGGTGGTTTATTAGATTTTGGTATAAGTCTTGCTTTAGGGGAACCAGTTGGTAGAGCAGCAGCAAAAGCAGTTGGTGCTACACTTGGTGCTGGTCTAGGATCATTTGTTCCAATTCCTGGCGTTGGTACTATTCTTGGTGGTATTGCGGGTGACTTAGTTGGTGGAGCAATTTATGATGCTTTAACAGGTGGAAATAAATCTAGTAACTCTAACTCAGAGAGTTTGACTCCATTTGCTTCTGGTGGTATTGTTACCCGACCAGTTGCTGGTCTAGTTGGCGAAGCTGGTCAAGAAGGTGTTTTCCCACTTGAAGGTTCTAAAGGCAAGAAAACATTCCTTATGTTTGGTGAAGGTATGTTAGAAGCACAGAAAAATAACAAAAGAAAATATGCTGAACTACAAGCAGCAGGATTGGGCGCGTATTTTGATAAAAAACCATGGTGGCAAGGACTATTAGAGGCACTTGGTAAAATTTTACCAGAATGGATGAGAGGTGGTGGAAATGATGACGATGATGGTGATCCTGATCGTCGCCCAGGTAGTACTGCTGGGAGTGAAACTCTTGATATTGGATCTGGAGGTGGAAAATTAAAAGGATTGTCTCGTGAAGACTACGTTCAAATGGCTAAAACAATTGCTGGTGAAGCAGGACCTGGCGATGACAGATATCTGGTTGCTGGTGCTGTCTTAAACAGAGTTGCATCTAAGGAGTTCCCAAATTCTGTTAAAAGTGTAGTAACGGCAGGACAAGGAACGGCACATCCTCAGTTTGAGGGATATCTGCCAAATGCAAATGTTGACGCTGAGGTAAAAAAACTCATGTCTCCTGAAGGTCAAGCAAAACTTGTCGCAGCTCTTGAGAGATTGGAAGGAAGAACTGACTTTAAGGGTCAAAAAATGCTCGGAAATAGAGTTGCTGCTGAAGATCCTATGTTTGATAAAAAGGGAAACTATGCTCATTACTCTTGGCAAAAGGGTCCAAATTCAGTCATGCCATCTAATTATGTTGTTCCAAACTTTGGACAATTTATCCAAAAAGAAAATAATGCGGCAGCACAAACTAATTCAACTACTCCCTTATCCGCATTAATGGATCCAGTAGCAGTAGAAGATAAAACAGATAATCTTTTTCTGAAGTCTTTGATGATACAACAGCAGGAGAGACAACTTCAACAAAACCCATTTGTTATTACAGTGCCTCAACCACAACAACAATCATCCTCCTCACAACAATCGCAAGCTACTATCTCAATGATAACTCCTGGATCTAATGGACAAGGTTTGCTCGCATTCGCATCTCTTGCTAGTAAATAATAATTATGAAAGCATCAAATCCAACTGACTTTACGCTAACAAAAGTTATCATTTATCCAAATGGTGATAAAGAACCACGTCGTATTACGACATTAGTCAATCATATAGAATATGTAGAAAATATTGCTTTTCCTTTTTTGTCAGCAAAAATGCAAATTGTTGATAGTGCTGGATTACTTATAGATCTTCCAATACAAGGTGGAGAGAGAGTAGTAATAGAAGTTAATTCTACAGCATTTGAAAAAAAGGTAGAATATGAATTTGTAATTTGGACTGTACAAAATAGATTTATTCAACAGAACAAACAATCGTATGATATTGGTTTAGTTTCTGCTGAAGCACTAATCAATGAAGTTACTCGAATTACTAAACCATTATCTGGAAATCCAGAGAGTATTTTAAACGATCTTCTTATTAATTCTTTAAAGACGACTAAAACAATATATTCAGAACCATCAAAGTTTGAGACAAAGATGATTCCAAACAGAAAAAGACCGTTTGATCTAATTGCTGATTTTTCTATAAAGAGTGTATCTCCACAGACAAATTATAGTTCTACAAATGGTTCAAATAATAATCAATCAGAGCAGCAAATTAAGGGATCTGGTGGATTTTTCTTTTGGGAAACAATAAGAGGATATAATTTTTTTGCTGTAGATTCTTTGTGTGCTGATGATAATAGTGGATTAAAATCAAAAAAATTAGATTCACAAACGTGGGGAGAATATGTAGAGAGATTGGGCAATCAAGAAGGAGGTGATACTAGATTTCAAATTTTAGAATCCAATTTTTCGTCTGAAATTAATCTACTTGCTTCATTACGTAAAGGAAAATATTCGTCTATAGTTGTATTTTTCAATCATTCTACAGGACAGTATGAAGAGTATGTTTACAAGATTAAAGATAGTTATGATAATATGGCACACCTAGGTGGTCAAGAGGGAATTACTTTGATTCCAACAAATCAGATTGAATTATCTGATTATCCGAGTAGAGTTATGTCTATCTACTTAGATCACGAATCATGGTATAACGAAAAAACTCCTGCTTCACCAGACCCAAAAGATGGTAGTTCGAGTCCTACAAAATTTGCCGATTGGCAAAAATTTTACGCAGCACAGTCTATTGCGAGATATGAGTTATTGAAAAATCAATCATGCACTCTCGTAATACCTGGAAATCCAGATATTTGTGCTGGAGATAAAATTGATATTAGATTAGTAAATAAAGTGCCAACAGTCGAAGGAAAAAAAGAACCATTTGACACAGAAAGCAGTGGAATTTACTTAATATCGGAAGTAGCACATTTTTATGATACTACAGCAGGTCCTGGTGGTAAGTTCACAACAACTCTCAGACTCATGAGAGATTCATACGGTCTCAAAGATAGACCATCAAACCACGGCACTAAATAAAAACGTAGAAGAAATTACTTATGGAAAATATCGAAGCACATATTGCTAAGGACAAAGAGATCCTTGACAATCCTATGACTTCTCCTAACCAACGTCGTCATATCGAAGGTGAACTTCATGAACTTGAAGTTTATGCAGAAAATCACAAAAAAGAAATTGAGGCAGGAGATCATCACGATCCCACTCCATTAGAACTTTTTTGTGAAGTAGAACCAAGCGCACTAGAGTGTAAAGTCTTTGATGATTAATTAACATGGACCAACTATTATCACAGTTGATCCCAACTCAGCGCATCGGATCCGATGGGTTTAATTGGTGGGTGGGTCAAGTCGAACAAACTGCCGCAGAAGAAAAAACTAATAAAGGCGGATACCGTTTTAAGGTTCGTATCGTAGGTGATCATCCTCAAAGTAAGGAGATCCTTGATACGAAAGACTTGCCATGGGCAAATGTGATGATGCCAGTCAATGTACCTTTCATGCCTGGTAATGTTGGTGGAGCACATCCACAACTTATTAAGGGATGCTGGGTTGTTGGTTTTTACTTAGACAACTTAAAGCAGAAACCCATTATTATGGGTTCTATTGGACAAACTCCTGGTGCTACAACTATCTCTAAAAGTGAGAGACCTGGTGATAGCACAGCTTTTGCAACAGTTAATAATACAGTTGCTAATCCAGTAAATGTAGGAACAGACGGACAACCAGCACCAGAAAATCCAGAAGGTGGAGGAGGAGAAACAAACAAAACCACGGGTGCTTTGTCAACTGGTGATGATACAGTTCCAATACCTCCAAGAATGCTGAAAGGTTTGGATGATGAAAAATGGTGTCAATCTGTAGCAGAAAAATGCGATAAACAAAATCTAACAGACAAAACTACAATTTTAGTAGGTGAATTTTTAAACGAAGTTCAGAAAAATAATGGAAATATTGGCACATATTTAATTAGTCCTATTAGTGGCACAATCAATAGTGGTGTTGGCATAGCAAGAAAATATGTCAACAAAATTATGAGTGTGATCCGACACTTTGTCGCAAAAGTGAAGGGTTTTGTGCTTGAGAAACTCACTAATGCGGTTAAGGATTTAATTAAAGCAGTATTGTATCCAGATGAAACTGGAAATGCCCTTACTCCAGTTACAGAATGGTTCAATAATCTGCTTAAAGATCTTGGATGTAAAATGGCAGATCTTGGAGATCGTTTGGCAGAATGGTTGACAAACGTTTTAATGGGTCTAATTAATCAGGTTTATCGTGCCGCAGCATGTCAAATAGACACATTAGTAAATGGTATTCTATCAAAGGTTAATTCCTTGCTGGAAACTGTACTCAGTAGTATTCTTGGACCTATTCAGGATATTCTTGGTGCTATTGCTGCACCACTTAATATTCTAGGTGGAGCAATTAATTTTGTATTGAAGTTACTTGGTATTTCTTGCTCTGGACCTAATAATGAATGTGCCGGATACAAACAAATTTGTACAGATGGAGAGAAAAAGAATAAAGAAGACAAAGACGGAGATGATTTCTTAGATGATCTTCTCTCCAACATTGATAATTTATTCCCTGCCACAGGAGATGATTTTAATCAGTATACTTGTGAAGATGCTTATACTGGGAAACCATTATCTACTACAACAGTTGGATTTACTGGAGGAGTTCCTCTTTACAGCGATACACCAACAAAATCGCCAAAAATTGTTTATACTATATCTGATATTATTGTTGAGGAAGGATTTGATGCTGTATTCCAGGTAACTAGAACCGGAGTTACTGAATCTGCCTCATCTGTAACTTATAGAACATCCACGAAAGGAACTGCTACTCCAGATCAAGATTATTTACCTGACAATGGCATTCTTGGATTTGCTCCAGGAGAAACTGTAAAAAGTATTGCTATTAGAACGTTTAGTTCACCAGAAAGCGAAGGTGATGAAGATTTTTATGTCATTCTAAAGAAAAACTCTCCTGGTGAAGGTAGTAGAATTAGATCTACGTTTATAAAAAATGTTGGTAGGTGTGTAATCACAGAGCGTAATGTAAAAGAACCTGGAACTCCATATTATCCAAAACCAATAAATCCAATTACAGATATACCAAATGTTTTCCCACCTGATGTAATAGAAGATATCCCTACTCCACCTGATGATACTGATGATACTACACCACCTTCTGATGATACAACACCTTCGTATGGAGTAGTTGCTGACAGGGTATCTGTTAATGAAGGTGATTTTGTACAGTATACAATAACTACAGAAAACGTAGAAAATGGCACATACGCATATTATACATTAACCGGAGACATTGATGCCACTGATATTATTGGTGGAAAAACAACTGGTTCTTTTGTTGTCAATAATAATACTGCTGAAGTAATAATTGGAATTTCTGAAGACTCTTTAGATGAAGAGGAAGAGTTACTTATATTTACTGTAAACGGAACTGGTGCTACTACAAATGTAATAGTGTTGCCACTTACAGAAGAAGTTACTACTGAACCGCCAAATGATGATGGGGAGGGTGATACCCCAGAAACAACTACAGACGAATTTATTGTTCCTGATGTCATTCCTGGAACTATTATTACAGATGATAATGGTGGAATTATTGAAATACCCATCAGTCAACCTGGAGATCCTTGGGCAGAACCACCATATGTCTGGATTGGTGGTGAAGGAATTGGTGCTGTAGCAACTCCTTTACTAGATCAAGATGGATTTATTACAGAAATTCGTATTAAAGCACCTGGATATGGTTATAAATTAAATCTTGCTAATGAATCTGGTGTTCGTTGTATTATTGATGCGTTTACTATAATCCGACCTGGAATTGGATACACATCAGAACCTGATATGTATGTAAATGGTCAACTTGGTGTTGCGGAAGCAATTATCAACGAAGATGGATTTGTCGTTGGTGCTAGAATTTTAGACAGACAATTGACATTTGAAAAATTCCCTGAAATTGTGATCGTTGGTGGTGGTGGATATGGTGCTAAACTATTACCATCTTTTAGATGCCTAGATACTGAAGCACTCACTACAGTTGGATCTACTAAGATCGGAACTGGTCGTTATATTGATTGTCCATAATGTCACACGCTGTACCCGCTAACGAATACCCTACAGGTATCTTCAAACAAACCACGGCAGATGAAACACAGAACCTAGCAGATGGTCCTGTCTTTACAACATGCTGGAAAGGTGTGCTGACTCGTTCACAGATCTATGAACGTATGTATCCTGATGGTCAGACATCAACACTAAGAATAGATGGTCCTGAGGGCACTGCTGGGTTTGTCTCACTTCAAAACAATGGATCTATTGTTATTGTTACTGGAGAAAAAAATGTAGAAAAGGGTGCTTCTAGTGGAAAATTGTGTATACACACTCATGGACAACAACAAAAACATGAACAAGTAACACATATTGAATATAATTGTGGTGATGATGGTGAAGAAGCATTAAACATTATTGCATATGGAGATATTGTAGAAGAAGCCACTGGCAGTGAAAGGCACATTAAAGCACAGAAAATTATCATTACTGCTGAAGAAGAACTATTTTTGATTGGAAAATCACAAGTATTCATTCAGGCAGGATCTAATGGTGGTGGTACTATTCAAATGAGTGCTGGTACTATTGAGCAAGTTGTAGACAACAAAAAAGATATTGTCTTTGGTCAGAAGATGACATTTGGTGCTGGTGAAGAAACATCTGTACAATTTGACCCTAGAGCATCACAAAACATTGTTTC